CTTTCGGTGCATCGAGCCAAAAATGATTTTTCCGACTCCCCCCTCATATACTTGATATACAGATGATTAATGCTAATTTATTTAGCAATATAGGCGGTGTTTTGGCTGTTATTTTTAGTTTTTTGGGTGTGAATTTGGCGCAATAATGCGCTTAATAACGGTAAGTGGGTGCTATAAATACGATAAATAGGCGTAGAATGAGCACTATTTTGCCTATGTGGGCTTTTCTGGTGGTGATATGGGTGGTGGAAGCTGCTGAGACGTGCATTTGATGCCTGTGATGGCCTGCACCTCTGCGAGTAGCAGTCCGAGCTGAGCTCTGGTGATACGGCGTACGGTGAAGGTGATCTTGTAGCTGGATGTGCTCATTACTTCACGGGATTGGCTACTACCTCGCCACACTCAGGGTAATAGCCTGTAGTACCGCGAAGGATGATCTGACATGTGGCTGATATACGCCCGTCGGCCTGGCAAGGTGGCTGCACCTGGTAAAATGTGCCTTCATGCCGTATGGTCTTTATCGCTGCTGACATGTAGCTAAGATGCTACACAATAGGAATGTGGGAAAGGACAAAAAACCAGAGAATCAGACTACTGATGTAGGTATAGACACGCGTCAAAAGACGCGCGCCAGCCTTGAGATAATTCATATTCAACAGTTGATCTTAATGCTCTGATTAGTTTTAATGGAACTCAATTTGAGATTACCAACCTTGACGAATTTGACTATGTGAATGCTCAAATTGAGATCAACTCAAAATATGAGTATGTAGCGGACAGGATAAGGCCTGGTGAGACCTTACAAATTGGGATGATGAACTTTGCCGATAGTGACGGACAGAGACTGTTACCATCAATCAAGCCGGGTATCATTACCATATACTGTTACCTAGAATTGGGAGGAAAAGGCTATTTGTACTCTGATAATAATTAGCGCCTATTTTACTTAATTATAGATGGAACCGAATCTTTCATCACGCCGAGGAACTGGCCGGTCTCGATATCCTTGATGTAGACGGTGGTGCCTTCGGCGAAGTGTAACTTGAGCCTGAAGTATCGGTATCCGTTACGAATGAAGGCGAGATGCTTGGCTTCTGTATCTCCCCATATTTCGGGATATATTAACATAACATTTCCCTCAATTCGTATTAGTTGCTTTTCAATTAGAGAATTCATGCCATTAATCACCTTCTGGTGATGATCAACGACTGTTTTTGATCGCTTGAGAGCGCTATTGAATGCTTTTACTGCTTTGCCTGATACCATATACATATAATTAATCAGATGATTTGTGATAACTCTCACCTGTGAAAATAACACAATTAGATAAAAAAAGTAATTAAATATTTTTTTTGATCCCTAGCTTAATACGGCGGTGGTAGACCTACGGTCACCCAATCGCGGTATTAATCGTCGAAAAAAGCCCCTGCCAAATAGCAGAGGCTTCAACCAGCGTAAGTCCAATATAACCACGTGATGAAGGTAGCTATTGTGGTAACATAGGGAAAGGACAGGACGAGGCACGGAAGTAACTTCCGCGCCACTAAAAGCTGAGTGCCATGGACCATCCGGAGAAGCCTCCGAAGGTATTGTACTCAGGATCGATGTGAATCGACTGAGGGTTGAGCCTATAGAAGATACTACAGCCATCTGTGGCTTTGTCGATCAGGCGATCTTTGAGAATCTCTAGCACTGCCTGAGTACGCTCATAGATGTTGAGATCTTCGGCATCTGTGGCTCCTGTCTTGTACTTCTCTATCACGAAGAAAAAGGTAGTGGCGTCATCAACGCTCATATTGAGCTTGCCGGAGGTATCGAAACTGGGCACGACTACTACCAGCTGAATGCCGTCGGCATCTTTGAGCCTATTGACGGCTTGCTTCTCTGTGGTGACTCGCTTGTATTGTAGATCGTCAATACCCGCGATGAGGGCTTTGATCTCGGTATCGAATGTGGTGATGCTGATCATAGTGGTGGCTTTGAATTAAGAAAAGCCCCAAATGGGGCTTTAGATTAGCTGATATCGGAATCCTGACTCAATCCATCTCTAGCAAACCGATAGATTAATGTCGTAGCGTCAATTGGCTCAATTGTCACTTGATTAGAGTTGGTACCAGTTTTGAACGAAACGATTGGTGGATCTCTACCTCTGATGGTGACGAATCCAATAACCGGAACCTTCGGGGAATCTCCCTCGGAAATCCTAATCGGAGTGCCATCAAAAACCCTATAATCAAAATCAGACACCAGCAAATCAATGCTCATGTGGAAATCGATACTCGGGGTATGGGCAGAGATTAATACATCACTCTCGCTGATGTGCGATGCATAGGTACTGGTAAGACCTACGGCTATTGTCAGCTGTAAGCTGATGGATAGCAAAAGAATGAAAAATCTCATGAGGGGAAGTTCTGAAATAATGTGGCGAACAAAAGGACACCCTTCGGAAAGCTCAGGGTGACGGAAAGATTAGAAGTGTGTTGTTGGTGAAAACACCAACAACGGCTCAGGGTGACGGAAAGATGGGGAAGGTAAGGCACGCGTGACACACGCGCGCCAGCCTTAACGACTATCGGCCTTTGGCTTGGTGCTTCATCTTGAGGCGCTGATTTTCGCGATGCTGCTCGTACATATATAGGAGTACATCGAACAGGCCTGCCTTGTCTGTGTCTTCTACACGTCCGAAGATGCCTTCCTTGGCTACTGTATATAGGATGCTGACCCAGGCAGCAGCTGAGCCCTGATCGGGACGCTTTGCCTTGCCGGTATCTTTGGGCTTGGGGAATAGCCGACTGAGATTGATCGTACGGCCTCCGACGGTCAGTTCTGAGGTCTGGATGTAGCTGATCACATAGGTGAACCAGAGCAGTGTGGCCAGCTTTATCACGGGAGGCATCCGTCTGGCTAACCTCGCATGGATGGTGATCATCGATCTATCGAAAGGTACGCGAACTTTCCCTGCAGGGGACTTGACCAAAGGGCGATAGAGACAGGCAATAAATCGATTGAGTTGGGATTCTAAAGCCTGGTCTGGCTCCTGATCGCGGCGCATGTCGAAGTATTCGTCGAGCTCTTCGAGGGCTGCTCTGAATTCGCCAAAGCTGACGTCATGGAGTAAATCGCCGGGACCTTGCAGGCGGCCAACTTTAGGAAAGTGGTTGAGGACTGTGTCGTAGTTGATCTCTAAGGAGGGCTCGGAAGTATCTTCCGGGCTATTGGGCACGCGTGACACACGCGCGCCAGCGGTGGTCTCTTCATGTTTACCCTTCGACGGGCTCAGGGTGACATGATGAGATGAGGATTTGAAAATGAAGGCGGTGAGTTCATTGGCGAGGTGGTAGATGTTTTGATTTTTGTGATCTACCCATGCCTGGCTCATGATCCGCTCTAGCATGATGGATCGCCAGCTACGGCGGATATCTGCAATAATGTAGAACACCCGGACTCGCCAATCTAACTCTGAGATCGCACCCGCTGCGGTAAGGCTGCATAGGGCGAGGATCTTCCTGATCTTGGCTGCCGGTAGTTCATCCCAGTGGGAGGGAACTTGCTGTTGGATATCACGATCTGGAATTTCGAGGGTATTCATCGGTTATATGCATATAGATGGGCACGCGTTGCAAACGCGCGCCAGCGGGGTGGAGAGATGGGCGCAAGTGAAACACTTGCGCCAGCTTACGAGATCGAGAATACTCATTCAGGTTCTGAAGAATTTATTGGTTTCGTCGTTTTCCGGTAGGAGCTGATAATCAAGCGCTTCTGTGTCGTTGGCATTGAGGAGCCGCTTGATATCATCGAGGGCGTATTGCGCATCTTCCTTGAGCAGATTGCAATAGAGCTCGATCGATTGCGGTAGGGGTACCTGTGAGCTGGCACGTGACTGGGACATGCTATGAAACTGCTGGACGACTCCATGGGGTAGGAAATGGAGGGGCAATCGCTTAGCGGCCATGACCATGGCGAGTAGTGGCATGACCTTCTGTACAAGTGCCAGCAGCTCCTCTAAGTACTCACTGGTCTGATCGCCGGGCAGGCCGGAGGATGCGCCACTGCCGTCACTGCTGGTACTGTTGAAGTTTTGCCAATAGGCAATCAGCTTAGGAAACTCAGTGCCCAGGGCCTTCTTAATCGTACGGCGCTGGACTTCATCGATGAACGGCGTAACAGAGTAGAAAAACTTACTGCTGTGATCGATAGGATAGGCCTGATGGAATAGATCTGCTGTGTTGACCAGGAGCTGGCGTGTAATCGTGCGATTGTCACTGGTGAGCCACTCGGTGATCTGCTGTGCTTCGAGGAATTCGATCAGTCGATCGGTGACCTGGTGAATCTTGAGGATGTGGGCGGCATCATCGCGATCGAGCATCCACTCCCAGGCCATCTTTTCATTCTCGGTATCAATCTTGACTTTGCGCCCAGTATCCTCATGGCTGACCATGTTGGACTGATAGTAGCGGAATGTGGCCATGTAAGCGAGGGGCAACTGAAGATGCTCAACGAGCTGATCATCGGTATCATCGCCACTGCCATCGAGGGGATAGTCCTCAGAATGATAGTGGGTGATGGCGCGTGTGATCACAGCCGTGCCGACGAGCTTTGCCAACTCATCTTGTGCGAGGATCCAGTCGGTACGGATGCGAGTGAAGTCATTGTTTTGATAATACGATCCTGTAAGATTGCGAATCTCAGTGGCACCTTCAGAAGCTTTATTGATGAGTAGGTTCATTTTTTCTCAGCGGTTTCTTTGACACGATCTTTGGGGGCGAGCTCCTGCTCTTTCATGACGGTATGATGATAGAATCCCATGCGGATATCCGTACTAGGAAAATTGGCAGCTATGGCCTGATTGATGGGCTCGAAGACTACTTCCTCGGGTATAGTGGTATCGGATGCCATGTATAGCTTGAGTGCATAGAGCATTTGAGACCCACTGGACAGCTGACCATTGACAATGATATTGGAGAGCGAGGGGTGCAAGCCCATGCCAGAGGTGGTAGCTGAATCGGCCTTTTCGGCAATCTTGATTTGGGCATCAACAAAGTCTTTGATCTTCTGATCAATACTCTCCACCTTCCAAGAGGCGAGATTGCCCTCTTCGTCGTGGAAGTCTACGGTCTCTATGAACTTGCCTGTATTTTTCTTACCAGCCAATACTTTGGCCATGCTCTTGAATATTTCATCCTTGAGTTCGTCGAGCTTTTTATCAATATACGCCTCAGTCTTATCGGCGTGTACTTTTTCCAGTTTTTCCCGCTTTGACTCCCAGTACTGGGCTGGTGAGTGGATGTGGTAGGCGCTGGTAATGCCATTGTCTGATAAGTAGGCAAGAATGGCAGGGATATCGGAGCTACGCTGGATCCAGTTCAAGCTACCGTAATAGGATGGCTTGGCATAGAAGCTCATGCCGAAGCTGTACTTGGAATGGTAGCCTACAGAAACACGATGCTTGAAGGGAGCATAAGGATCATAGACAGGGTAAGTGATAATACCTGTGTCGATGCAATTCTGCGTAAAGTCACCGACATATATCTGCTTGACGCTCTCTAGTCGCTTGTAGCCCTGATCAGGCCAGGCGAGACGGGCGTCAGTGCCGGGGATGACTTCCAGCTTATTGATCCAGGTCTTACGGCCAATGCGAGATCCGCGATTGAGATATCGCTTGGCATAGACACCTTTCATATACTTGTACTCGACCATGGCCATGTCGATGAATCTCTTGTATGCCCAGCTGTCGAGCCATGCCTGAATAGGTTTGTCTTCGACATACTCGCGACTCAACTGTCCATCAGCATGCTTTATACGGTAAAGTGCCGGTCCATCGCCGTAGAGTAGTCCAATCTCACGCTCCAGAATACCCGGGGCGAGGTTGTTGTCATCCATGATATCACGGATAACATCGGGTAGATTATTGTTGACGCCATGGGGCACGATCTTTTTACCCATAACGATAACGGCATCTGCCTCCCAGTCAACTTTCTTATTGAGTAGGCTCTTGGTGAACTGATCGTAGCTGGAGTCGGTGTAGTCGGCAGTCACGGCGAATACTCCGACCTGGGTATCAATGACGGTAGCTTTTTCGCTGATTTTTTTGACGGAGTGCTTCATAAGGTGTCAGTCTTTATTGTGGGGCATTTGGTGCATACATTGGATACATCACGACCGTGGCCGCAAAACTGGCACTGGGCTAGCTTGGCAGGGGATGCTGCAATTAATGCCTGTAGTGACTGTACTCGCTTCGCAGGTCTATATCTGGAAGGAGTAGTCCGATGAATGGAATGTTTTTTAGTCATGTGAGTTGGATTTTACGGCCATTGAACAGCATGAGTGCGGGCTGGTAGAACCTGCGTGACTCTCCGGTATGTAGATCGATGTACTCTTCGATAATCTCGGCATTTTGGAAAGTGGCGGCTTTGGCTCTGGGCTTGAGACGAGCGGCCTTGACTTCTACTATTCCTTGGGAGACTTGCTTGGATCGGCTATAGCTCATAAAGGTAAAGCCAAAGGCTATACGCTTCTCAGATAGATCTCGCATCGTCTTGATCGCCTCAAAAACTGTCATGAGGTGAAGGTAGAAATAGGGGTAGGTGATGGAAAGGACAGGGGCTAGCTCATGTTTAGTGAGGACACGAACCATGGCGAGGGATGTCAGATTATAGATGGGCACGCGTGACACACGCGCGCCAGCTGTGGGGCACGCTCAAGCTGAATGATAGCTCAGCGTTGTAGGTAATAAGCCTACTCCTGCCATCCTCCAAGTATAGGTGTCAGGGCTTTCATTTCGTCAAGTGTTACGGGCTTGCGATTCATCTCCGAAATAGTCAAATCGCAAGCAAGTAACTTATCGCCTTCATAAGTAAATTCTACTTCTAAAACGCCCTTAGCGTATCGGTTTGTATTATATTGGTCGTGTTCATACTTTTTTGTCAGTTCAAAACCAAGCCCTTTTAATTCATTTTCTGTCATTCTATTAAGTTTAAGTTGTTAATCAAATCCGTAGGCTTACATACCTACAACATCATGTATCACACATTAATACTAACTTATTCCTTCAGTTAGAAATTTTCTAAAGTCCTCATTCATTTTTACATCAATAGGGTCTTTTATAATGTTTTCTTCTTTCGTTTTTCTGCTGCTTTTTTCTATTAAATAAGCAAGTAGAGTAAACTCATTTTCCTCTAAGTCTAATACTATTCTATTCTTATGTTCATGCTTGTATATTATCATCTTCTCAAATTTATAAGTTATTAATCCCGTACTAATGCTAACAGCAGAATCAAGCTCAGATAGTGCTACACTATTTTTTCGTAGGTATCTAGTCTTTTTCTTTTCTTTTTCCCCCTCCCTCCATTTTGGAAATTAAATCTTCCTGGTCAAGATGTTTCCCATCACGATTTGCTAAGTAGAAGTAACAATCAACCGCATTTATGTACGCAAGAAAATTGTCTATTGTGTAGTTACTAGATCCTTCTTCAATTGCCTGTATCACCTCAAATCTTATTCCGTACTCTTTAGTGATTTGGTAGGTGCTTATTTCTTTTTCTTCTCTAATTGATTTGAAATGCTCCCCAATCTTCTGACGAGCTATCTCTTTTACTTTTTTAAGCATATCCAAATATTTTTCTATGTAAATCTGTTACAGATGTGCCTTTTATTTTATTCAGCCCATTGTTTTTGCAAGCAAAAACTGACATTCCATTCATATCAAATATTACCTTGTATCCTTTGTTTTCGATTCTTTTTTGACGTGTCATGATTTTTATTTTAAAGTGCTAAAAATGCGTTAACTGATTCTAATGTGTATTTTTTATTGAAATGTTCTTTTCTGAAAGGGTTTCCAGCGGTATTCAACCACTTGCCGAAATCACCTAATTTTCTCATTTCTTTGATCGGAGCTAAGATGTCAGTAGAAGCATATTTGTTAGCTGCTAATTTTGATTTGCTTGCAGCTTCTTTCTGGTCAGCTTTAACCTCTTCTTTCAAGAAGAATAGTTTCCACTCTTTTTCAAGCTCCTTATTTCCGTTACAGATGTCAGTAACAATTCTGTTGTGGTAATCCATTCTTTGCTCTGCTGTATTTCTACCAATGATTTCAACATCATAATCAGCAAGTGTGTGGATTCTTAACATTGAGCTGTAGTTTCTTTTTGCTTTTTCTATTTGTGTTGCTGTGTAGTTCATGGCTTTATTCCTTATTGTTCTCTACAAATATAAGTAGATAGCTGGTAACTACAAAAGAATGTAGATAAACTTTCAGTTTATTTTTGCCACCACTCAAAAAAGGAAAAGAAAAAGGAGTCTGCAATTTGATAGTGTAGTGCTTCAAAATGCGCCAGATACTAACATACGCTAAAAAGCCATAGAAAAAACGGCTTTTAGCTGAACGTTAACTACAATTATTTTTTTGCCTTCAACACGTTATCATTATTACGCTAAAAGCAAAGTGATAATTGTTCGTTAACTTTTTTAGTAAACTTTTTAAATTCTACCTTATCAAAATTGTAATTCACTATATCAGCTATTATAAGTGCATAAGGGTCTTTATTAAATAATGCTTTGTAGTAACCATTTGCATCTTCTTTTTCTCTTACCTTTTCGAGTGTTTTATAAAAACTATTGTTCACATTTTTATTATCAAATCTTATAGAAAAATCAACATCAAAATCAACATATTTTAAATTTAGATTTTTAACCAATTTTTCGTGGTTATCTGTATAAAGTAATTCAGCCATTTGAACACTTCCTATTTTATCGCAGAATATAAAAACAGTAGCAATACTTAATTTATCTTCAACACTATATATTTCTCTGGTGGTATCGTATATTATTTTCTCTATTTCCATAACTTTATAAATATTTGTCTTCCTATCGTCAGCCATTTGCCAACGCTCGAAAAAAATAACAGTAGTTAACACAGTATATAAAAAAGTCGGGTTATGTCATTCTACTTTAGCCTTCGAGTTTCAATTTTGGTAATTTCCTAACCCAAAATAATGCTTTTACATCCCTCCCGTTTTATATAAAAACCTTTAAATCACACTCGTAGAGCCGGTGTAGGGCTTTGATCTGGAGGCTACCAGTCTGCGCCATGATCGTCGCATCAAGAGGTACTTGAAGCTGTCGGAGGCGTTGGTAGACTCTAAGGGCAGCCGGTGGATCGGTAGCTTCTCGGAGCTTTTATCTTTGACGATGAAGCCCTTTTGATTTTTGCGTGTCTTGGTTAACTCTAAACTGCAACGTAGAGCCTTGCACGCGAAATAATCAATCTGGATATTGGGGAGCTTTCGATTATTGCCGGAGAGTAGCTCTTGCATAAAGTTGTACTCTTCATTTTGACCAATGTTGCCCTGACCTTCACTCATCAGTACGACTTTCCACCCTGTGGCGATGAGCTTGTCTTCATTGCCTGGCTCAGGACGGTACTCGATGGCTTTCTTCAGCTGATTGGCAAGGTCCTGCTTTGCTTTGTGATAATTGTTGGCTGCTCGATCGTAGTATAGGTTGAGCACTTTCTCTCTATGTGGCTTGTAGAAGTCAAGGAACTTGTCTGCCAGGTCTCTGATCCACTCAGGAGAGAGGGTATAGATGAACTTGGTACAACGATAGGTCTTGCCAGACTCCTGGGCTAGTGTGAGGCTGATCATATTGCCGAAATCGGCTCCTGCGTCAATGGCACGGTTGCTATTGTGATGCTTGAGGATGCGGCAGTCTTCCGCATCGGTCAATCCGAAATGTGCAGCGGCCACAGGATCGACACCAGTGCGATAGAAATGGCGCTCATTCAAATTGGCATAGAAGCGCTCACCAGACTCAAGTGATGGCTTCATGCTGAGAATGGCAGTCTTGACATCAGAGAAATCCGACTCAAACTCATTGGCGAAGTACTCGGGGGTGAGGATGTCGGCATTGACGAAGCTGCTGGCGATGAAAAAGAATGTCTGTGATGCCTTGTGCATGCGGGCGGCTATCCATCGCTCGATCCATCTCTTCCAGACGCGGTGCTTCTTGATCTGCTCTTCGGTATTGGCTTCTTCGCAGGCTACCAGGTACTCCTGTAGGGATTCGTTGACGACAATGGCGAGCTTCAAGACCAGGGCTATGGCTGAGGCGGACATCTTTTTGCCTTGCTTGAGAATCCAGTCGTACTCACCGATACGGCTGGTATCGGGCATATCGGTAGTGAAGGTATGCCCACGATAGAAGACACTGCCCCCGTACTTCACACGGTATCCACGAACGGCCTTCAAGAGATTGGCAATGCGATCTTCGCGGAAGTACTTGGCTTCATCACCAAAGATATGGACATAGTTGCGTCCTGCTAATGAAGCCGGACGGTCGAGACTAGCATACGTAAGATTAAGCCCCGTGAAGAAGATGAGGGTATGTTTGTAGCTGGCTAGCTGATTGTAAGGCTTCCAGAAGTGCTCTTTGATGCCTGTGGGTAGATCTTCTTTTTCTGCCTCAGAATACTTTGGAGGAGCCTTCTCAACGACATAGTGTATATCCTTGTGATAACCCTTGAGTGCAAGACCCTCCATGACAGTATTTAGGACATTTTTTTGAAGATTGGCATAGGTATCGGAGACCCAGACTACTGGAGCTCCGGGCATATCGTAGGCCATCTCGATGAGTCGCTCTACCTGGATGTCGGTAGTCTTGGATGAGCCCCTACCGGCAATGACATAGAGGTACTTGGGCATGATCATCATGCACAGCTGGGAAAACCAATTGGCAAAGGATGGATTGACCTGGCTACTCTTCGGATTTACTTTCTTCCTCCAGCTCATTTAGTCGCTCGGTTATGTTAAATGGCCCCAGCAGGGCGTCTGATTTTAGTCGGATTTTTTCACGCTCGGGGATATCGAGTAGTTCGATCTGTGTGGCGAGATCCTGCCGGTCGATCTTGGGTAATCCGATGGTCTCGGTATCGAGGCTGTAGACCCTGATGGGCTTTTGATATAGCTCTACAGGCAGCTTCTCTACATCGGGCTTGTCAAGCTCCTGGAGCTTGGAAGATGCCATGAGTAACTTACCGTAGATCTCCCAATCTTTAGAGGACTGGGCATTGTCCCGGACGATCAGGGCTGCTTCGTCGAGTTGCTCGGCCTTCTTGTGCCGAAGGGCTTTTTTCTCAATGATACGATCTCGATAGAAGAGATTGACCGCTTCGTCGTACATCTCTGAGGCACGGGCATACTTGAGATTGAAGGGGGCTTGAGTAAAGAACTGGATGGTATTGCGCCTGCCATACTTGCGGCTCAAGGAATTGAACAAGGTGAGCGCTTCGATATAGATGGCTTCCTCAGCGCTGAGCTTATTGATATTGCCACTCTGGATGTAGTCTTCGAGACTCTCCATGAGTTTCTTATCGGCTATAGCTCCGAAGATGTCGAGCTTGCTGGTCTCCCAGCCACGGTTGCGGCGGATATTGGCTAGCTGTGTGGATGCTGGTACATCTCCCTGCCACGCATCTGTGAGCAATGCCATCTGCTCATTGACCATGGACATGAGCTTACCACGGTGGATGTGGTAGGCAATGTTGCTATCGGGATCGGAAGCGGCCTCTGTGAAAAGCTGCTGATCGAAACTAAGGTAGGTGGCCATCTCGGTATGAGATAGACCGAGGGCGGAGAGTTTTTCTAAGGTTTCTTTGTGCTCGTCTGATAGATTGATCAGTTGCTTCATGTGGTACAAATGTGGTTGAAGTGTATGATTAGAGGAAGGACACGCGTCACAGACGCGCGCCATCGGTTGAGGTACCCTTCGGCACAACAACACCAGATATAGGTAAATTATCTACTGGTTTAGGGTAGTGAAAATCAATTGATTCTTTGACAATATCCGCAATGTGCATTCTTTCCAAAGTTCTAGGCTGTTGATTAAGCCATTCTAAGTCTTCATCAATTAATTTTTGATAAGATTCCTTGTTCATTTTTGTTCCCATGGTTTATCGAAGTTTAGTTTTATTAAGTCGTAGATAATCAACCCATATCCAACACGTTAGTAGCAAGCGGGGTTTAGCTCTCGTATTTAAGTTCGTAGGTAATTGGAACAAAAAAAAAGCAAAGCCCCGCCCGCTTTAAGTTTTTCAAACTTATTTGGATTTCGTTGTTAATACTTCACAACGTTCAATTCTATATACATCATCCTCGAATGCGTTTAATTTCTTACGTGAGAAGTTTTCTTGCAATTTACTTTTATGAGTTGGCTCAATGTCTTCGTGCTTTAAGAGAGCAGAAACACCGCCGTATATTTTAGCGGTGTTTGTCTCTTTATTTAAAAACCAGAATGCCATGTTAAAAAAGTTCGTATTCTTCGGTTTCAGAATCAAAGTCCAAAGTTTTTTCAACCTCTTCGCCTTCATCGTCTATTGTTACAAATGGAGTGTATTCAACATACATTGCACATTCGTAAGCTGCTGTATTTTCGCTAAAATAAGGCTCTAAATGGTCTCCGCCATCACAAAGGCTTTTAATGTCTTTTTCGCTTGTGATATTTTTGCTCTTTAAAGAATGTTCTAAAACTTTTTTATAATCCAAAAAAGAAGGTAATTCTTCTTTTGCAGAAGTCACGTCAATAAAACTAATATTGTCTTGTTCGTGCTGTTTGTTTTTTACTGTATAAGTCATGTCTTTTATTTTTCGAAGTAGCTTCGTTGCTAACTTCACTACAAATATAACTCTTTATTTTGGGTAAACAAGCGTTTTGCACAAAAAGATTGATTTATTTTGTATTTCCTTTAAAATCCCTGTATTATGGTTAGTGAGACACGAACCATGGCGTAGGTATTTCCTTTAAAATCCTCTGTATTATGGTTAGTGAGACACGAACCATGGCGTAGGTATTTCCTTTAAAATCCTCTGTATTATGGTTTGTGAGACACGAACCATGGCGTAGACACGCGTCACAGACGCGCGCCAGCATCAGCCAGTTGTGAGGGAATTTGTTAGAGATTCAATAGTCTATTGATCTCGGCAAGCTGTCGTTCCTTTTGCTGGATGGACTTGGTGCGGGAGATCCGGAGATGCTCCTGACCTTTGTCGTTAAGTTTTTTGCCGGTACGCCAGATGTTGTGCTCTAGTCGCTCCTTTTGCTTGAATAGCTCGATAGGTGAGAGTCTTCGCAGCTGTCGAAGGGCGGCATATTCTTTGAAAATGGGGTGCAATCCGAGCACATGACCGTGCTCTTTGAAATACTCGAACTCTCGATGTATGATCCGATTTTCGATGAAGGACTCTACCAGATCCCGCACTGTGGAGAACTGGTCCTGTGCGGTGGATGCATCGAAGAGCTGCTGATGGTGCGATGTGTATTGCTGGTAAGTGTTGATTTTATCACTGGCGAGGATCTTGAGCTCAGGGGGGCAGTCGGGGGCTGAGAGGAATGGCCAGTCTTGGCGGAAGGATGAAGGCACGGAAGTAACTTCCTCGGCAGTACTAATATTGGGCACGCGTGACACACGCGCGCCAGCTGTGCGCAATGACGATGGAGGATCAGATAAAAAACCCCTGTGCTGTGGGCACGGGGGTTTGTAAAATGCGGGGGCTATGAAAAAGTTACTTCTCAAAGGCGGACTTCTTGGAAAATAGCTTTTTCAAAAATGGCTCTACTGATGGCCAGCCTTTATCATCATTGTTGATAAAGATCCGCTCATCAAAGGCCCGGGCGAGGATGGCAGCTGCCACTCTCTTGAAAGCACTGGCGATGTACTGACGAGTACCGGGATGACCCTCATTGATACCATTGTCTACAAGTATAGGGCGATCACCGCGATACACCAAGTTGAAGTACAATGTACTCACCAGGTAGCCGTCGTTGTCAGCCTTGAACTGATGGATGATCTCGGAGAGCGGCTCTTTCCAGAATACTACCGGTGTATGGGTAGCGTAATCCCAGGGAGCAGCTACTCCAGCCTTGCGTAATGCGGATAATGTACGTGATGCATTGGCGCAATAAACGCCACCAGGAGCGCCGCGCTGCTTGAGACGACCCATGGCCGTATGCAGATCGAGCAGTGTCATATTGACACGGGCTACTGGATAGATGTCATCGTTGGTCCAGATGAAAAACTCAGGGATCAACTCTGACTCACAAGCCAGGAGCATCTTCTGTGCTACATCGACCTGTGGATTGGGTGAAGTACTCTTGTGCGAGATGTGGATAACATCAGAAGCCCAAGCGGGCTTATCGCCAATGATGACGATCTGGATGCGCCCTTCAGCAAACTTGTACCAGGCACGCAGGGCGTACTTTAATTCATCTCCTGATGCGGCCTTTTCCTTGTAAGGGATGACGATGAAAAGTGGATCAGCCTCAGATTCTTCGGCAGATTTGGGCACAAGCGAGACGCTTGCGCCAGCCTCAACTTTAGTAGATTCTAGACCAGCTGCTGCACTTGCTGCATCGGCGGGGTTTTGATCATTTTCTTTGCATAAAGCTTTGACCTGATCGGTAGTGTTGGATTTTTTGGTGACTTTCTTGTCATCAGTGCCAGCGTCTTTGCTGGCGGATTTTTTATTAGCCATAATAATGGGGTAAAAAGGATGAAAAAAAAAGGAGTGCCCGTAAGCACTCCTAAAACAACAACCAGAGTCTACAGGCCACCGCCTGAAGAGCCTGATCCTTCTACATAGTCATCAGCGACTGCAGGAAGGTCATGCACATAGTGCATAGCCTTGTACTTGCCGCGCTGCACAGAGGCGAAAGTGAGTGTGCTCATCTTTCCCTCATTATTGTCCTGGCCTTCGGCCTGGAGCTTCATAGGGTTGCAAGGGGTGCCGTGAACACGATTGCCGGAGCTATCGGAGCATTCTTTGGAGACGATGATGAAGTCCTCGTTGAGATTGTTTTGCAACCACTCAGCGAAGGGTCGCTCATCACCGGGATGCTCTCCCTGGAAGTTTTGCGTCCAGCCTGCCTTGTCAGGATCACCCTCAGAATTGTCAAACCGATTGATGGTGTTAGGCGTGATGTACACAGCCTGAGCTTTCTCGCCATCCTTCATCGTGAAACTAGCAGTACTCAGAATACCCTGAGCATCACGCGTAGGGAATCCGGTCACTACTCCATTGGCATCAGTAGCCAGATCACGAACGCGAACAAAAATCACGTTGGGATCTTTAGCGACAGGGGTGCCAGCGCCCCCGCCTGCAGCTTTTCTTATGGATACTTTGGTATATGTCATGATCAGAAAAATTTAAAGATTACAGACCGCCTCCAGCTGATCCACTAGCAGCAGAGCCAGCAGGTACGGTACCTTTATTTTGCTGGTAAGTGGTATGCGCATCGTAGATCTCAGTGATCTTCGCCTTAGGATCGTATCCGTCAGGAACCGCTGCAAAAACAGCCTCACCATAAGCAAATCCACCGCCTAACCAGTACTCACCGAATAGACGAACTTCGTAATCCTGCTTTTGCACATCAGAGATGACACGAGGCACATCATTTTTGTGGCGAAGCTTGATCAGGTTCGTTTTGGGAGTAGCAAATAAGATCGGTGAGCCATACATACCATCAACTTTCCTCAATGTGTGCATAGAGAAGTCGATGTTGTCAGATCCAAAGCGAGGATTGTCAGACTTATCAGAGCCTGCACCCCACTTATCCTTGTAAGCTCTCTTGTAGGCTTTGTAAAACTCATCTGAGCATCCAATATCCATGGCGCTAGAGCGGAATATAGGAGCGAGCCAATCCACAAAGTTCTTAGTGAACTCTAACATCTCAGCAGTAGTAGCCGTAGTGAAATCAAAATCATCAGCTTCTGAGAAGTAGTTGATTTTTTTCGCATTGGCGGCCTTATTGTCCACGAGGATACTCTCGATACCATCCATGGAATCCTCAGGCGATCCACCAGCATCACCGCTAGTGACTGTACTCCAGTCCTTCTCGACGAACTTACCTTTCCAGATCATTCGCAACTCGATATCCTGCATGAGCTGAGGATATACCAGGTTGTTCCAGATGTACTTGGTGATCGGCATCTGGTCAGGAGCCAAACCTTCATCGTACATGTGCAGCATATAAGACTCAAGCACTTCTGCCGGAATGATGGGCACGTTGATCTTGTGTCTCCTGTTGCGGACTGTCAGAGGTTGGAACTTCGTATTCCCACTTGGTGTCCACTTCGGCGTAAACTGCTGAGAGATCGAAGTGATCAAACTCTGAAAAGCGCGCCACTCAGTCACGGCCATCTTGGAGGTGAACATATCAGCTGAGGTGAAGCCCTGAAATAAAGCGCGAACTTCATCGAGGTTATTCCTTCCCTGGCTTAGATATGTACCAAACTCAGTGGCCAAATCTGCGACATCAATGGTAGTAGCTTCCACTTCTCGCATGTGACCACTTTTTAGGAAGTGACCTATTGCATTGTAATGCGGCATGCGCATATCCACCCTCATAATGACAGGCTTGTCAGCCTGACGGGGGATATCCGCCGACATCTCAGGGATAGGATCTTCCTCATCAGCATCAGCCAACGCGGCTATTTGATGCTGAAGGGCGGTATTGGTAGTCACCAACGTGTCGATCTTAGCCTGAAACTTGGACTCTAACGCTGTGGCGCTAGATTGCTGAGCAGCTGTAAGGGCAGAGATAAGCTCAGCAACCGCCTGGGTCTCCGAGTCCTCATCTTCAGAGTCACCTTTGGCGAGATAATCGGAGAACTTGTCTGCGAACTCTTTGCCAAAGGTAGCTTCAACCTTAGACTGCTGCTCTTTCGTAAGAGAGGGTATGCCATCCTTCTTAGTGAACTCGGGAATCCCGAGGAAAGAGAGGATAATGGCAGCCATTTTTTTCATGAGCAGTTAAAATTTATGATTGTGATAAAAATTTGCGTGATTGTGCGAGCTGATGTGCTCTCTCTATGGCGAGTGATAGATCGCCTATTTCATCGATAAGTCCGTACTTCTTGGCTTCCTCTGCGAAGTAGACTTTGCCATTGAGGATGCCTTTGGCGGATTCATCGAGCTTACCTGCGCGGCTTTTCCTGACATGATCCTGAAACTGGAGGGCCAGTGGATTGAGCATGTTTTGCCTGATTCCCTCGTACTTGCCTTCTAGGGCTAGCTCGAATTCCTGATTTTTGTGATCTGACTGATCGGCATAGATGCTGTGGAATTTGAAGCCCTCTTTTTCATAATGAGGGATGACATCAACGAATGACATCATAACGCCTATAGATCCATATTCAGCAGAGACGTTATTGTTGGCTACAATGAGATCAGCATCGCTGATGGCATAAACACCGGCACTGCAGCACATATCGAATGATGCTACAAATGGCTTATTGAGCCTTCGCGCTTCTTTCCTAACTTGTAGGATAGGCGCGATGGCGGAAACTGATCCACCTCCGGTATCCATATCGACGACAATGCCGGAAATATTCTTATGATAAATGGCCTCTAGCATAAAGCCTGCGATCTCGGCTGTGCCATAATCGCATAGGGTGCCATACTTGAGCATGGTACCTGCGATAGAAAATACTGCAATGGATCCTTCCTCGGCTTGATCGTAGATACTGCTGGCGTGATCGTCGGTAGCGGCTTGTATTTGCCCGGCAGGGCGAGATAGGCTTATACTATAAGGTGTACGATCTTGCACATCGCTGATCTGACCGGTAAGGATCTGCTGTACCTGATCGCGCATGCCGATCGCCAATCGGGGCTGCATAAAGAATGTGCCCCGAAGGATCTGGTTCATAAGTAGAAATTGCCAATTGGCTGAAAGGTGCATCGCTTAATTTTTCGCTTAAGCAATGATAGTAAGGTGAAAATGTGTAGAAAGGACTGAGAAACGGGCGAAATCAGAGGCCGCCACCGCCAGATCCTGAGCCTGATCCGGTAGCCAATGCTACTGTAGGCGGGTATCTGTGGCCCACATGCTCGATACTGATATCCTTACCCGCCAATAGATGGGCCTCTGAATAGCTAATGGGTAGGTCCGTATCACCTACGAGCAGCTGATCTCCATCAGTAAGTGAGAGTACTAAGAGAAACTGATCTTTGATTAGCAGCTGGGACTTCATCACTATATTGACGCTAGTGGTGTATCGGATGCCTGAATCTGTAGGGGCCCTAGTGATGGAGGCTGTGGAACCATGACCGATATCTAGTAGGTGCAAGGGTGCATCTAATATGGCAAGGCCTACGAGATTGATATCAAGGCTGGTGATATCAGAGAGCTTGACGTAGTGGATGGCTTTGATATTGTCGATTAGCTGTTTCACGGGTGAAAATCGGTTATTTACGAAAAGATTATTTTATCTAAATTGATGTCAAGGGTCTGTCCTACATAGGTCACTTTCTCATGTCGGCGATAGGCCAGGTCAATCAACTTCATCACGCGCTCATTGAATAGCTTCAGCTCCTGTCGGTACTGCCGCTTTTTCAACGTCTCTACGTCCGCTACCAAGCTGGTCAACTTGCGCGAGATTACGAAGGACATGATGATGTCTTTCTGCTTTTCGCCCGCTTTTTTGCCAGCGAGATAATACTGGTCAAAGTCGATGTTGAATACAACCTGCAGGAGACTATTGAGCCGCTTGACATCTTCGGCAGAGTAGTACAGGTGATAATTGGGCGCACTAGCCAAGCGGTCGAGCTTAGGCAATAGCAAGCAGACCCATGATTCATCAGGATGATCGCTGTAGAACTTGCCTCCTGGCTCTGGGGTGTTGATGGGCTTATGCGAGTATCGGATAAATGATATGCAGGCATTGCCAAAGTCGCTTAGGGCTGAGACTTTGTAGAGCTTGATCCACGGGGGATTGTCAATCTCCTCAAACAGGTGGGTGAGATAGGCCCGGAGTAGCGGCTTGTGAATGGGTAGGAAGATATTCATAGAGAGGCGGTTGTTTCCCTCTAAAATACAATATTCGCACGATTACGGCAAAAGTATCTAAATGCAGTGGTGAGGCGATAGCTGAAGTAAGTGCATTATTTTTTGTAACCATGTAACTAAGTAACCAGAAGTGGCTAACGTATTGACATCCAAATGATTAGTCCGATACAAAAGGGGGGTGAAAATCTGTAACTGCGAGGGGTCAATTTTGTAACCGAAATGAGGTAGGCTGTCTGGTTACAAACTTTTTGTAACCAAGCTCTTTTTGTTACAAAAATATTAGATGGTTTGTAACCGTATAATAGCCTGTATTTCAAGGGGTATTATATAGTTTTCTTATTTCTGTTACAGAGTTACAAAAAATAATGAATAAAATGGATAGAGGGTTGGAAGGGAGAAAGCCACCAAAGGTCCTTTGTGGGGGAAATGTGGGGATAGTGCAATGGTGGGGTGAATGCTTTGTAACTGTGTAGATGACGGACAAAGCTCGGTCATGATGGATATAGGGGCACGGAAGTAACTCCCGCGTCAGATGGAGGCTGGAGTGGATAAGGCACACGCGACACGCGTGCGCCAGCTGTGGGAATAACACCGTATAAAGTGTATAGCCACTTGGTTAATATTTAATTAGTTATTGTTCTTATTTAAGTTTTTGCTCATTTGCTTAATTAGTTGCCTATCAAGGCTACACACCTTATACATATACCGTTAGCCACAAGTTGTTTTTTCCTTGCCGACCCGGCATTTCTCCAACGCACAAAGCAAAGAGTGCCGAAAAAGGCACTCTTTGCTTTCTTTTCCAACGCTCACGGTAACTTACAAACAGCAATGTGCCTTGGATTCCAGTAGCTTGGTCGCATTCCGTACATAATTCCATTACCGTCTTGTTTTAGAGGGACGTTGCGCATTAGCTTGTTACCATGACCTCTCACGCTCCAATCTTCAGGCCATTCAATTACTTCCCATCTTAATACTTCTCCCCATCCATCGCCTGAATTTTTACCCAGATTGGTACAGAATTGTAGCAATTCAGTAAGCTTATCAGGCCATCCAACACAATACCAGTCAATATACTCACAATGCCTATAATAAAGCTTTATATGTGCGTTTTTGAATTTACCTCGCTGTATATCAATCTTATTATTTGCTTTAAAGTGTTGGCTGTGCTTTAGCCAATCACCCGATTTTACTTTAAAGCTTGAATCTTCAACAACCGATTCGGGAAATTGAGCGAATGAGCAGGCATAAAACCATAAGTCGTTTTTAGGTCCAGACTTCTGAATAGGTAGTGTTATGTTTGCCCCTTGCCTTACACTGCTTTCACGGCTCTTTGTTATTACTTCCTCTCCCATTTCACTGCGTACTAAGTGGTAGTATAGTATTCCGTCGAGCGGTAAGTATTGGTCGCTTATTACGCCTGTTTTTAAATAGGCTCTTATTCTTAGATTTCTAAATGGTTTGTTCATGATATTATTTCTGGAAAATGATTAATTAATTTTTGGTAAGATGAAAAATCACGTTGTTTTAAATCGGTTAAAAAAGATTGGCGGATACCAAAATCTTCACGAGGTATCCTACTTGCAGTTCTCGACTGGCTACCATGCTCTAAATAGGTATTGAGTATTGGAAGGTAGTTTGCGTACATGTAAGCAGCTATATCTTTTTCATTCCAATCTGCAAGTGGCGAAATACGAATCATATCTGCTTTGTTTTTGAAAAACATGCCATGCTTTTTTAGAGTAATTCTACGAGCAACACTTTCATCTTTTCTAAGCCCTATAAAATAACTGTCATGCCCTACCGTATCATACCTATCTTTTCTTTTATCGGATAAAAATTCACGACTAAATTCAACTTGTTCTAAATTTAACTCTCCCCATGCGGATATAACTTCATCGTAATTATCAATAAATTCAGTTTCAAAATTCCACCTAATAAAACGAATTTTAATATCAGGTGCTTGTTGCATAATTAGATGGAGCATTACAGCGCTATCTTTCCCGAAAGAACACGCTACGTAAGGATTTTCAATACGTTCTAATGCCCATTTTATAAAACCACTTGTTTTATTTACAAGGGCTTTATAAGGTTTTAATTGGGCATAAAGGAAAGCTGTTTTTTTATCCATTACTCAAAAAGTTGTTTCGATAATCCTTTTTCAAAGTAATTAGTCACGTCTTTTTTTGCATCTGTAGCTTTGTCGATGTATTTAACAAAGTCGGAGTTTTCAAACTTTATTTCAGAATCAACCACCGATGTTTCGGTTAAATCAACTTTCAAACGTCCATGACCAACACGTCCATTGCCGCCAACCTGTGAACTTTGAGCCGCCCAGCTTTGTAAAATTGAAAGGAAAGCTCCATTTTCAATATCAGTAGTGTCTCGTAAACAAATTTTCCAATAAAATCGTGTTCCAGCCACAAGCGTTTCAATGTGATACATCATTTGACCGCCTCGCAAATCTTCGGTCAAGGCTTCTTTTTTAATAAACTCACGCTTATTCTCGTCCTTAGTGTCATCTTTACGTGTATTCATTTCAACCTGACAATACTCCCAAATCGTTTTAATTTCTGACTTTCCGTGAAATTTTTCAGGTATTAGATGAAGTGTTTCCTTACAAATCGGAATCATCTTACCAATATCAACTTTGCCAGGCACAATTACATTCCCTATTGAGCATCCTAAAACTGAAATCATTGGTATGTCCTTACGCATTTGGCGTACTTTTTCAATATCAAGGTTTTTCCCTCCTGTACTTTCGAGTGAGCCGCCTGAAAATAATAAGTTGAAGTTGTCGGCATCTACCTGAACTTTTATACCATCGGCTTTAGTAAGAATGTCAATTGCGGCAAGGTCTCTTATTTTACCTCTAATACTGTTACCTGAAATTACAGGTACTTCAACAACTTTGCCTTTTGGCTGTACAAATTTTTCGCGTCGCAACTGAACAATCGTTCCGTTTTTTTCGCCTCCATTGTGGCTTATTGAACTTAAAGCAGTGCAAGTTCCTTGTAAAACATAGGTTTTCATAATTCTCCGTTTTGAAATTTAATGGATTCTTTTCTTTCTTGATTTCTTAGCCTAACCAACATGGTTAGGTAAGTTGTTTCTGTTCTTAACCAGTTCAATATCGTATCATCTTCGCCAGCTTCTACAACAGAAAGAATATCTTTATTGTATTGTGCTTGAATATCAATAGGTATTCGGCGTTGAAAATTGGTTAAGAATACTTTCAAACTATCGGTATAGCTTGCCGAACGTAAAGCATTTTCGTAATGCTCCCAAATTTCACTAGGATACCGGCATTTGTAATCCTCTGTAATACTTCGCCAAAGTCCCCATAATAGGTTTTCAGCAACTAATTCTTGTGATACTTTCATTTTAAATAGTTTTTATCGGTGAATAACATGAATGCCGTAAAGTCAAATATTCCACTCCCCCGGTATTCTTTAATTGTGTTTTCGTGTTTTTGCCAATTTTCTAAACCTGCTTTTAAAATACGATTTGATTTATAATCTCCTGTAATAATTTCAGCTTGTGAAAATTGGTAAGCAAGTAATTCGCACATGTGATAATGCAGCAATCCGAGTAATTCAACATTGGGTTTTACATGCAACTCATTGAGCTGCCACATGCCCGTTTTATGCTTAAAAAGCACGTGTTTCTGTCCAGTTTCGGTTAAGCAAACCATTTCAGCACCTTCAACAATTAACTGTAGAATTTGAGGTTTATCTGCTTTTGTAATACAGTGCCACTCACCATCTTTAATTATATGCGAGTATGTTCTGAATCTTTGAAGTTTATCTCTTCCAGTTTTTCGCTGAACTATCTCAGAAGCTTCATCGAAACAAAACATTGCTTCATTCGAGATAATTGTTCCTGGATAAAGTCGGTCATGGTCATTGAAAGTATCCTTTACCCATTTATTAAACTGCAAGCCTACACTTTCTTTGCCTGTTATTCGACAAATACCTTTTTCAGAGCCGTAAACCTTGTTTTTAGCTCCAATTTCATAAATCTGTTCACATGTATGTTTCATATATTAAATTTTAAAATTCTACGCTCAAAAGGCATTTTTGCCAACGCTAAAAACAACCAGATGGCTAACATGTGGTATATTCCACCACCTTTCAGGATGGAGATAACATACCACCATTCGTTAGCTTTCAGGCTCTTGAGTGCCTTGATCTGGCTGATCCGGTTCTTCACCGTTTTTGTTTTGCCAACGCTTTTGCACGTAGAGCATAGCCTTTGCCCATGTGGGTAAATCACGACTAGGTTTTAGTAGGTTATGTACATTTCCAATACTAACGCCTAAGCAATTAGCTAGGTCTTTTCGATCTCCTAACTGATTCAGTAGTTTATTGAATTTTTCGTGTTCAGTCATGCTTTTTCAATTCTGATATACTGATCGTTATTAAGCTCCCAAGATTCCCCATTAAATTGAGGTTTTGGGTAATCTTCATCCCAGTATCTTTCAATGATTGCATTTACTTGAGATTTTGTTTTATTTTCAAAGCTGTTTCCTGAAATATGCTTTTACTGACCCTTGATTTGTACGCTGTAAGTTTCCATTTTCTTGTTTTTAAAGTGATTGCGCACTACGAAATTGGACGTCAGGGCAAACTTCGGGACATCCTCAAAGGCTATTGAAGCTACTTTAGTTTGATTTTCTTTGATTTTCTGGAATCTGTTAACTCGTTTCATAATCGTATTTGTTAGTGTTTGATGAATCAAAGATATAACAGATATATTATATATCCTACTAATGCACAATGAATATATTATATAATTTCTTCACAAACGATATGAGTTACGGCGCTGCGCTTGCACCGCATATCTGAGTCGTTATAAGCCATTTTTACATTTACAAGATTCTACATGTATAATTCCACCATTAGAATTACAAAGGTAAGTGTGTCCTTCAAATTCTACTGTTGTATATTGCCAACCTCCTTTAAGATTATAAAGTTGGTGATTAAAATTCTCATTAATTACTTGTTTTTCCTCAACAGTATTGCTACAAGAAACCAAAAAGGCTAATAACAAAGTATATAATGTATAGCTTTTAAGTGTTTTAAATAGTTTCATTTGTTTATCTATTTAAGTTATTAATTAATTCAAAGTTTAAGCGTTTTTGGTCGCTAACACTTTATAAAATATGTGGCTTTCCACGCCCGTTCCCCCGATGATATCGACCGCCATCGCCATGCCCAACAAGGTCTTTTTGCATAGATTAAGGAGTGTTGGCTTGTTAGCCTTTCGCTTTACGTGCATAAGGGGGTTAGCCTTACTCTCACGGTACTCGCCACACATTATATAACAATACATAAAAATCATCAAAACGCTTTTTATATTATTCAGTTAGATTTCAGGCTCTTGTGTGCCTTGATCTTCCATTGCCTTAATGTGTTCAACAACTTTCAAAACACCCTCTTCGATTCTATTTCTTGAGCTTGTTGCTGAAAAAGTGTTGGAATTATACCCGAAGAACTCGGCTATCTTGTGATAGTCGAGTCCGTAGGATTTTAGTTTTTGGCGTGTAGTCATATTAACTCAACTTTCAGACCCCTTGCTATCTGCATAGATATACTAGTTACAACACCTTCATAATTTTCAAACTCATAAAGAGTAACTCTATTTTGTCTTGATATACCTTTTTCTGGCTGATGAGTAAATGTTTTCCCTTCCCATCCTTTATGTAGAACCTTGAATTTTTGTCCATATTTTAGAGCAGAATAGTTTATGCCGCCTAAATCATTAAGCTCTTTTTTTGCACCTTTTATTTTTTCTATCTCAATTTCCGCATCTTCAATATCAATTACTTTACAAAAATCATCTCCAGCGTTTCCTATTTGTTTTTTTGCGTATTTAATATCGTCATATATTTCTGCTTCATTTAAATCTACTGGCTTAAAATCGTAAGTCATAAATTTTTCAGATTGAGAGTTTAAAATCACATAACTTTTCATGTCTTTGTTTTTTAGTGTTTCAATTAATTATAATACTAATCTAATATAGATTAGATTAGTATAAAAGAACTTTCTTAATTATATCTAATAAATATTAGATATTCTTTATTTAGTGCAATCTATAATTAAGAATAGTGCTATTTGACCGCCCGAAAATCTAACATACGATATGAAGGCATTTCCCAGCCGCACTAAATCAACGCTCACGCCTCATATCTGGTAGTTAGATACCCTCTAATACCTCAGATCATCGAAGCGGCACCTGATGGTGTTTTGAAATTTTTTGAGGTCGGTCAGGTTGTACTCTTTTTTTATGGCGGCCACTGCTTCATTGACGTGGCGGAGCTCTTGCCGGGTATTGCTATCTCGGATCGCATTGATGATTTGTTGTGGGGTGTATTTTTTCATAGGTTGGTTATGAACTGCTGGAGGCTTTCGTAGTGCTCTCGATTCTCGGGATCTCTGTAGGTGAGGCCGCAGAGCTTGAAGAGGTGCTCCTCTGTAGGTACGGCGATGGGACGGCCGCTCTTGTGTAACCATCCGCCTTTACTATGGTAGCCTTTTACTACCCATGAGTGGGCGAGGACTTTGTGACTGTAGTCTGCTGAGCCGGTACGGATGGCGTAGATCAGTCCCCAGTTGCCGGGCTCTGCGAAGAACAGGTCGAGCTTGATTTTTTCCGGTAGGATGATGCGCTGGGTATACTTGCAGGGGAGCTCTCCCTTTACCTTGGGCCACTGCTGTACGATGGTGGCGATACCTGATGCAAACAGGCCTACGTCGTAGGGCTTGGGGATGGCTACTATCTCGATATCCTTGACCTCTGGTCGCTTGCGGCGGATGCTGCCTGCGATCTCGATCTGCTGGCAATGGGGTGCGAGCTGGTCGCGGACACGGTTGGCTATGTCTAATGCTTGGGAGAGGATCATGATCAATACCTTAAGTCGGTGAAGTGGATAATCTTGCCTGAGAAGTCCTCAGAGAACCATGCGAAGAAGTCTTGGACGGATTCAAAGCCATCGTTGATAGCTATCTGCTCGATGATATCAGACTTGACGGCCGTACCATCAACAAAGGTGAGTGTATCGCCCATCCAGTGCCCATGTCTGCTACACCACTTGATATAGATCTCTTGTGTAGAAACACACACTCCGGAACGGAACTGCTCATAATGCTTGGTACGAACCCCTGTGGCAAAGTGAATCTTTCGACCTGGATTCCATCGGCCATGCGGATCTTTGCGAATGGTGTGAATCTTGGTGCCCGCTTTTATTGGCTTTACGAATTGTGGTTTGAAGGAGAGAATCATAACTGTCGGGTAAGTTGATTGTACTGGAAAAGGATCATATCATTGAGGGCCTTGCGCTGGGCGTAGGTGTACCGATCGAGGTAATCGACAATGACCATGTTGACGCGCTTGAGGAAGGTGTAGTCCTCTGACTCTCGGACAAGCCAGGTCAACTCCATAAGGGTATAGGGTGGCTTTTTCATGATCGTATACCGTTTTCGGCTTTGGTATAGCGATGCTTGGCGATGCACCAGATATGGCAGTAGCCCGGATCCTGGCAAGTACAGCTGGGGATACCCTCTTCCTCAGGATCTCGTGGTGAAGTGGCGGTGACTCTTTTTTCGATAAAGAGCAGCTGCCACTCTGCCCTGCAGTCTTGGCTCACACTACTGCGATGGAACTGCAGCACAGAGGTCAGTGACCGGGTCACGAGGTAGACTAGCCAGGCAAGGAGTAATAGTAGCTTGTACAACGCTAGTCCGAGGATGTAGATGATGGATGAGATGAGGTAGATCATGTCGTTAGCGCTTTCATGATTGGATGCTTTTGGCTACTGATTTGACAACTGTTAATTGCTCTGGGCTACCAGGTTCGTATTCCATTATTTCTTCTATTGCTTCCTGTGGTAGCCTGCCATAGCAATATTCGTAGACCCTGAGTGCGGCATATTCAAATTCGATTTCTACAAGGGCGCCAGTGGTCTTATTGATGGTCATCCCTATGTAATGGTGCTTGCCTATGTGCTGCTTGCTGTTAATAACCAGTAAGCCTTCGTCTTCGAACTCGGGATCCCATGTATAATGGATGTTGAGAGCGTCGAGATTTTCTATAAGGGGGCTTAGGAGGTTAGGTGAGGGCACAAGCGAGACGCTTGCGCCAGCGGTGGGCGGTACGGGAGTAGCTTCCGCGCCGGCTGAGGTGGTTTTTGATTGGGGATTGGCTGTTGTTTGTTCCATGATTATTGTTTGTTAGATGATAAATTCTTTGGGTTGTCGGGGCAGTGCCCCTTGTGGCTCCTGAGCTGACCTTCGGTCTCCGCTTGAAATGTGTGGCAGAATGGGCAGGTAAGCCGCTCTCGAGCTACCTGCTTTTCTTTTTCGTACTGCTTCAGCTGTACGCGCAGCTGCTGCAACTCGATCTGACTTGCTTCAAGCTTGGTGATTGTTGTTGCTGATTGCTTCAATCCTTCACGAGCTTCCGATAGGTCTGCACGAAGGCCATCAATCTTTTTTTGTGCGAACTGATCCATGCGCTGCTCATGGTACCACTGTGCGAGCATCTCACTGAACATGTAAATGCTGATGCTGTAGATGGTGCTATAGACGGTGGCGGCTACCAGATCCTGATGCCGGGCGCTGATCATCAAACCTGGTGCATCGTAGTAGATCATGCTGAGGATGAATAGGCACCATGTGAAGAATATCGAGAATCCTTTCTTACCTGCGAGTACGAAGGTGATAATGACGATCTCGAAAATGATGACTACAAGTGTGCTGTGGGCTTTGTTGACCCAATCAAAAGCCAATATCGGGAATGGCCGCTGTGCAATGGTGTAGTGGACGAGTGCCAGGTGCTCGACATTGTTGAGCATGACCAGGGCGATGACTAGAAGCAGTATGTTTTTTGGGATTTTCATAATCAGATCATTACAGGTGGATGGATGTCTACTATGATATGCCCGGACTCTTCTAGGGACTTAAGGACTTCATTGAGCGGTAGATCTTTGTACTTGCCATAACCTATGGGGGCAGAGCAGCAGTGGTTTTCGAAGAAACAAAACCAATGCTCCTTGCCCTTTGGGTGGCGCATGACATAGGTGGTCTTATAAATAATGAAAGGCTCACCGGCATTGTTAAAATACTTGAGGCAGTGCTCGCAGCGATCTTTATAGCGGCCATTTTGCTTTTTCTCAGCTGGCCGATCCTGGCATAGCGTACACTTGGGCGCTTCGGTGAATATGGTCGTCTCCTTAGGCATGCTGCGTGGTTTTTTCGTTGAGCTTTTCGGCATTGGGAAGTGTCAGCGCATGATCTATAGATCGCATGTAGACCATGCCATCCTCAATAAGGCTCATGAGCCACTTGACCTCAGTATCGTTGCTGATGTGATACTGAATGAGGTGGACTACTCCACTCTCTGCACATCGTACCCAGAAAGGCATATCCATGCGGCGCTTGCCATCTTCGAAGCGAAAATGGGAGAAGTACTGGCACTGGATGTATCGGCGGTCGAAGATGTTGATTTCGGTAGGTTTCATATCAGAATGGGGCTATAGATGGTGGATTGACGTCTCCTGGTACGTCTTTTACTGTTTTTATAAAGAGCATCTCCATGGCGCGATCTCGGCTGTCTCTAGTGACCTTGCGGATAATCCTGCCCTGATCATTGTGGTAATCTTTAGGGTTGAGCTCATAGCCGTAGTATTCACACCAGGCGTGGATGGCCTTGCCAAATTTTTGGCTAGTCCAGTTGGATCTTGTACCTTTTTTGAAGTCCTCAAATGCATCGACGCGAATCACAAAATCATTGAGCGTGCCGGCATCTTCAGAGAAGTACACATCGGCCCATTCGTGGAAGGCATTGCCCATGATGGATATCAGATTGCGCTTGTGGACATTGTCCATCGGTGGCTCGATTTTGCTGTGATTGAGATAGAACTGGCAACACTGGATCATGAAGCTGTAGAAGTCGTTCCATTCGTCATCTGTGTAATCTTTGTGGACGATGTTTTTTCCGAACTCATCGGCTACTGTGCGATCTTCCTCATAGAAGCCGTTTGCATTTTTATGATAATAATCGGAGAATACTACGTACAGCAGCCTGCGAACGGTAGAGCTATCGAGATTGCGCACTACGAAATTGGACGTCAGGGCAAACTTGGGGACATCCTCAAAAGCCATTTCGAATCGCCTGTTGTTCTTAGGGTTGACGGTGAGTTCTCCAGTCAGCGCTGAGAAAAAGAATTGAAAATTGAGGTATTGGTTGGCGTCATCGACGAGTATGTAATCTGTATGTCTGTTGACATTTTCATATAAAAACTGATCCTTGGTCAGATCCGGCTTTCGCCCATCGAGTGTAACCGATTTCATAAACAATCGAGGAGCTTTAAAGCAGATCGACTTACCAGACCCACCATGAGACTCGCCGTCATCACTGACACGGCTATCCATAGCAAAGACTGCCCATGGTCTGGAGGGATCTCTATAGCGATGTAATAGGTAACCCAGGGCATAAATCTTATTGACCAAGTGGGCTTTTTGCTCTTTGCGCTCCTCCGGAGAGAGGTTAGGCCCGGCGATATCAAACTGGTGTTTTTTCAAATAGGCATTTCGCTCTTCGGCTTTTTTGCCCTGTAGCTGATCTTCAAGCTCTTTGCGCCAGTGGATCCGCGATGTATTGATCAGGTAGTTGAAGAATGGATTGTCTTTTTTCTTGATACTGATGTCCCACTGGCCATCCTTGTCTTTGTTGATCTTGAACTGAGGCTTATCAGGCTCCATCTTGTGATCAATGACCTCATCTTCCCACACATACCTGTCAATCTTGCCAGGCTTGAACTCCTCGATCTTGCCAGCAGTGACTTTGATCGTGTAGTTCTTAAAAAAGAAATACTGAGTATCCTTGTCATAATCAGTGAAATCAATCTCGATGATGGGAAGGTTGGACATGGAGGTATCACCCAGCTGGGTAGAGCGATAGAACATATCTCGGAGATCCTCATCCAGTTTTTTTGATTTGAGGAACTCATGGACATAGTTTTTGACGTCATTGGCTTTGATCTGACGGACTATGTTGTTCTCAATCTGTATGTAGATATAGCCGTCCTTCTCATTTTCGATCTCCAGACGGGCAAAGCCGTTTTTGCCAAGGAAGTTGTACAACCTCGTATTCTTAACATAATAGGCGGTCTTGTAGCCACCACCTTTTTTGGGAAGGTATTCGACACGCCAAAACTGGTAGGGCAGGGCTGTCTTGATGAGCTGCTTGAAGTCGTACCAGTTGTGAAAACGGAGGTAATCCCGGACGTCTTTGCAAAAGTTGCCCCGCCGATCGCGGTATCTGGAGAGGGATTCCGGTAGGTAGAGTGTGTACAACTCGAGGTATTCCAAGGCCAGCTGATGCGCTGCTCGCCTGCCGGTAGCATCGATATCGGGGATGTTGATCACCTTGTCGGTGAGCCCTTTTAGCTTATTGAATTCTTTGAGGGTGAGCTTGGCAGTCTCACTATTAGGCCATACTACCTCGTAACCGATCATGGCCAGGTTGAGTGCATCAGATCCACCGGAGCAATACATTATCTCGGGAAGCTTGGCTGTTGCTTTTTTAGTGCTCGCCTCTTCCTCGTCATGCTCAGGCATTGCATCTGGCTGAAGCTCATCATAAGCCTTCTGACATGCGGGAAATCCATGAAGGAATTGCTTTGGCCGCTTGCCATAGTAGATAAATCGGAAGCCTTTGTCTTGGTGGAATGGCTGGTAGATTTTCTTGAAGCTGCCTTCATCCCACATGAAAATAGGGTAGCTATCGGTAGCCTTGATGGTGGTGACCTTGCGGTTTTTGACAATGCTATAAGATGTGAGCGCGTGGAAATGGTACTGCTGGAATACCCTGGCTACTTTGTCATAGTCGATGACATCATTAGCCTCCTTATCCTTCACATAAGGGATTGACTTCTCCGCCAATACTGTCTTGATCTCGAAATCGGTATAGCCCTTGCGAATGTCGAAATACCACTCTCCTTCATTTTCCTCAG